CACCATATTGGATGGGGCACTCTTTGGTTCATGCGGCCAGCTCGATAAGGAATTCACTCCGGAGACTGCTATGTACAGGCCGGGCCCCCGGCACCACCCACGCGTGTAAGCGCCTCTTCCCCGAAGAAATCAATTTTTCCGTTGGCCCTAAAACTAATCCGTTCACCTTCTTGCACTCTGCTGAGACTGAACTTCCCGATTTGCTCAGCCAACAAGGACCGCGCCTCATGAATAGATTCCGGGTTAACCAAAAGACTTTTAAGCTGAGTCAGACGATGAACGGCAAGTGTGCGAAGTTCTTCGAGTTCTTCCTGTAGGGACTCTGTACCAGGCTCGACGAGTTTGTCAGCGATGGCCCGGATTCTAGCCTCGCGTTCAGTAATCGCCGCCATGACACTTGGTGAAGCGCTTCCATTAGCGATCGTTTCCACCAGGCGCTTCAATTCGGTTTCAATCCGGTGCTTCTCTTCACGCAACGTTCGGAGTTCTGAGTTCAGCCCTTCATGTTTCTTCCGCAACTCTTCTTGAAGCCCACAAATGACGTAATCAATGAATTCCTCGCGCAGAACGCACTCCTGAAGACCAGCAAGCAAACGCTCTTCTAGTTCGTAACGCTGGATCCGAAGATTGTTCTTGCAGACGCTCTCACCACGTTGGGCATGAATTGAGCATCCGTACTCAGAGCGAGAATTCTTTGCCCGGCCGCCCACGAGCGTGACACTTCCCCCGCATTCACCGCAGCGAAGCAAGCCCGAAAATAGATAAACTTGCTTCTGTTGCCCCCGGGCGAGCCCACTGTTTCCGACACCCCAAAGCTTCTGCGTGGTTTCAAATCGTCTTTCGACAGCAGCAAAAAGCTCTTTCGAAACGACCTGCAGGTGTGGTGCTGAGGTTACAACCCATTCCGACTCAGGGCGGCGCCGATAAATTCTTTTGCCCGTTCCTGGGACTCGCACCTTGCGCTTTGTATTCCATACGATCTGCCCGGTGTAGCGTCGGTTCTTCAAGATATGCCGAACAGACGAGACGCACCAAGATTGACTCAATCGCCCCTTCTGCGGCTGTGGCGACTTCACTCCTTCGTTGTTCAACAGAGATGCTATTCGCTTCAGGGAGTGGCCTTTGCTGTACATCTCGAACATTCTGCGAATTGTCGCGGCTTCGCCCTCCACGATCTCGAGCTTGACGCCGTCGACCTCTCGCACGCCGCGATAGCCGAACACGCGGCCTCCTGTGTGATTTGCCTTAAGCGCACAGCCCTGCATACCGCGGTGAGTTTTCAGGCCAAGTTCTCGGGAATACACGCTGTCAATCAGACCGTGCACACCGAAGAGAATCTCTGCCTGGGAGCTGTCTGAGTCGACACCCTGAGACACGGCCACCAACCGGATACCGGCGAATGTCAGGCGCTCATACAGATTGAGGGCATCGGCCAGTTTACGGGTGAGCCGAGATGTGTCGTCGATCAGAATTGCGTCAAAGTTGCGGGCCTTCTGCTCTGCAGCAGCCAGCAACTTTTGGAGGCCCGTTCGCTCGGCACTGGTACCGGTCACAGCATGATCGGCAAAGATGCATTCATCGAGAACGGCCCATTCCTGACGCGCAGCGTACTCTCGGCATTTCCGTATCTGGTCCTCAATCGAGACCGGCGATTGCCGATCGCTACTAAATCGGGAATAGATGGCGCAGCGAAGGATCACAGTGTCACCTCGGCTGAAGGCCTGTTCGTTTCGGACTCTGTCACAGATCCATGACCTTTCGCAATTCGCTTGTTTTTACCCTGTGCAAAGTACTCGCGCGCGAGGGCAGGAATGATGACTCTGTCGGCCCACTCTCGCAACGCTGGATCAAGTCGAGCTCCGAGCTTTTCTCTTTCAGTCACGCATGCCTCAAATCCTCTCCATTTCTGAGTTTCCTAACACCCCTGCTAGGCCAACGCTTTCCTTCAGGCCGGCGTGGTCGGCCTAAGCACTCTTAATGGGGGTTGGTTCGGAAGGGGGAAACCCCCTTCCGTAATCTTTTAAGCTGGTTGGTTAATCAATCGACCGCTCCCTGCGAAGCAGGAGTGGGTATCGTGCCTTTCCATCGAACACTCCTTCGAAAATTCAACTTCAAATACTTGGGTCGCACCGGTGCGACGGGTAGGAGTCGCATGTGTGCGACTGGGGGGTCGCGTGTGTGCGACTCCTAGGGGTCGCATGTATGCGACGGGTCATTACGAGATTTCTTCTTGGCAGCATCACGAAGAGAAGCTGCTAGATCCAGGAGATGGGAATGAAATCGGTAATAAACGCTCTTCCACGCCATGCCCTTTTGCGGGTTCCGATCAAGGAAGATCCGGAACTCATACGTGATGACCGCGTCGGACAATCCGCTTTTTCGGAGTCCGGTCATCTGGTTGGGCAGGAATTTCGCCTGCCCTCCACTTGCGGCATAGAGGGCACGGGCCAACGGATCACCTTCACCCGTCCAGGGGAACGTCTCTTTTTCTACACAGCAGCCCGGATTCTGTCTCTGCCATTCGTCATGAGGTACAACACGGTAGCTGACGGGCCTTCCGGGCTCACGTTGAAGCACCTCAAGCCATCCTTCCTCCTCAAGCTCTTGCAGTGCTCTGAAAACCGTTGCGCGGTCGACAAAAAAATAGTCAGCGATGTTTGGTACGGATGGAAAGAAATTCCCGGAACTCGAGGACAAACGCCCCGCCCAAGAGTAGAGAATTGGGGCAAATTTTGAAACCGCTCTACGTAGATGCCACTCGACCGAGCAGTGAAACGATCCCTCCATGACTGTCTCCTATCCTTTCCTCACGAATCTCACGAAGCCCGGCGCGCTTCCCACATCAAATCGCGCGTTCGTTTTAGGGCCGCGGAATATCCCGAAGCCGCGACTTGGCCACCGTTGTGAAACTCGCGGGTGACAGCATCGGCGCGCCGGTCCGGGTCGTCGAAAATGAACGTGGCGATGGATCCATTGAGGTCCACGCGAGCGATCTGAAAATTGCGAACAATGAGGAAAGCAGCTACTTCCAGGTTGGAGGTACGGTATTGAGGGACTTGTGGTGGGGTACGAGTTTCCATGCTTTTTCCTTTCTTCTCTATCCTTCAAAGAGGGATGGGAGGCTTACGCTCGTCGCGAAGCCTCGCCACGTTTCACGCCATGTCGGCACAGCACACCGCGACGCAATCTACCGCGCCGAAACAATTCCTTGTCCTTCAAAAACACTTGTTTCTGGAAGACTCAAAAGCCTTAAGAACAACTCAATGAATTCAACGAATTGACGACACCTGTTAGCGAGGGTTTTTGGCGGGACGCGTTACCAGCCGATCGCCGGGTAGTGTGGCTTCCAGGTGCTCTTTGATTTTTCCTGATTCACGAAGTCCGGATTGTCGAGCAAGATGTAGCTGAGGCAGTCGACCAGGTGCCTATCTTTCGATGATGGCTCCTCTGGAGGATCCTTGTCAGTGACATTGCCCTTCCATTCCTTCCACCTGAGAGACTTCAATTGCCGCACTAGCACATCGTTGTCGCCACAACCTTCCCAGATGGTTAACCGTGGCCGCAGCGTTCTCTCGGCTCCATTGTTGTATTCCCGTGGCTTCAAAAGCTCGTTGATCAAATCGTAGCCGGACCGATCGCGGTTCTTTTTAGACGGTTTGAAATAGACTCCCTCATCCCGGTAAATCTTGAAGTAGTCCATGTTCTCCGCTGCGTTGAACGACTTGCCCGCAACATCCATGATTCGGTACAGGGGCTCGAGACCCAACGGGCTGTCATCACTTTCCTTGAGCATTTTCGCGTAATCTTTGACGACCAGGTGTTCACGTTCATGGCGCTCTTGGGGCCACCAGGACCACACCACTGCAGCTTCCTCTTCGCTGATCGCCAGCCACAAAAACGCATGTGCAGTCCGCGGATGAGGATCAGCACCAAGGTAGACAGTTGAACCTTTCTTATCGAGAGGGAATTGAGCCGGTACAACGTGGATGGTTTCTTCGAAGGGCGGGAACACTCGTTGACCACCCAGGGCGCCATAGTCGATTTCATATTCCTGCTGCCATCGCGCGTCAGGAATTCCTTTTCGCGCTTCGTCGTACCAGAGCCTTCCGGCCTCGGTGGTCGGATCTTTTTCGGGATCCGCACTGTAGTGCAAGCGGAGCACACGAAAGCCTAAGCTCGTTGTGCGAATAGCCAGCCCTTTCATCGAACACGGTCCTCCGTCAATTCCTGGAAAAACCCAGGAGCCGCCGAACTCACAATATCGAGCCGGCCGCCACCGGTCAGCATGGGTTTTGCCGCACCGATCAATTCAGCTAGTGACTCCTGGAACGCGCCTTCATCCACAAAAAGCCCCGATCCCGTGTGCTGACGTATAACGTCCGGACCCTGGGCGATTCCATAAAGTTCGCTGTAAGGCAAGGCTTCCGGCTCGCCTGGCCGACGGAACTTCAAATGGCCATAGGTGTATTCGGCAGGATGGGCTCTCTTCAGGAACTCGGGTTGATTCTGCCACACGGTATAGCAACGCTGAATTAACCGGTCAGAGTCTTCCTCTTTTTTCGAGCATAGGAAGTTGAGCCGGTTCGGGTGAAACTGGGTGTCCCAGAGATAGAGACTACAAAAAATCCACGAACACATCATCTGCCGGGACTTTTCGACGATGTTCATCTTGCTGGTAAGCCAGAAGCGGACGATCTCCTGAACGTAGGGCTTGTCCGGAAATGGCTTCGCGGTAACAGACGGGTCATGCTCATCGCGAGTGCGCGCATGCTCGAATAACCAGTGCTCGGCATCTCGAGCGCACCTGCGTCGCTCCTGCTCTTGCAGGTGAGCCAGAAGCTCATGCTTTTGCCGGCGAGCTCGATGCTGCCAAGAGTTCGCTGATGGATTTGTCGAGTTCTTCATCGCTTGCATTGGTGAGGTCTTTGCTGATTTTCACGGTGTTCTGGGAGCGGGTCCGTTCTTCGTGCACGCCCGTCCCTTTCAGAACTTGTAGCGCAGCCGAGAACATGTCTTTGTCAACAGACGCTTCGTCCTGCGCTTTTTCGAGCATCCGCTCGACGATCTTCAAGGCTGTGGGAACCAACTGCACATAGTCCCTTCGCCACTGTGCCAAAGCTGCTTCCACCTGGCTCTCGTCGAGGATGTTGTCCACGGTCTCCCGGTGAATGTCCAAGTCACGAGCAATCTGCCGCTTCGACTCGCCTTGGAGCCGCTTGGAGACTACTGCCTGTTTCACCGCTTCGGGCTTTACGCTCTTAGTTTTTGGCATGCTTCGGTACGCTCACTGTCTACATCAACGTCTATCGCTAGTTTCGCTTTCGAGGGAGGAGTCCCGGTTGAGTGGTTGCGGTTTTCTATTGGGATAAAGCTTTCTGGTCAGCCTTTCGATCTCCTGCATCAGAGGTTCTCGGCGAAGCTCTTCGCGCTGGTTATCGCATTCACTAATGAGCTTGCTCAGGCGCTCATGGTTAAACTCTGTCGAACTGCTGCCTATCAAATTAATAGTCTTGTAAAGCCGGCTAAGGACTGTTTGCTGTCGGATTAGCACGGCCTCTTCTTCCGGAGAGGGATTTGTAATGTAGCCGGTGGGAAGTAGCTCACGAATGTTCTGCGCGGTCTGACTGACCAGGTACAAAGTCGCGTACAGCGACCTCTTCGCGTTACGCACACGAATTGCAATGTCGTTCTCGTTATTTTCCATATTCCTTTCCTTTCTTTGTCGCTGAATCCAAGCCGACAACCCCTCACGAGTGACGACCATTCGAGTGTCACCGCACTGGGCGAGCCGGTCACGAAAACGGAATGACCAGGTCCGACAGATTTCTGTCAGATCCCAATCCGCCCGTGGGTCCGAACCGAACTCCTCATACAACGACGACGAAACGGTGACGCCGCCACCGATCAGAACGTTATCCGTAACGAGGATCAGCCCTATAGGCTGGCCGCCGTTTTCCATCAACACTTCTAGCAGCGCCTGTCGGGCTTCGTTCTCCCGCCACACAACCTCGTCACCGTGTTCTTCACCCGCTGTTCTGACGGCAATGCCCATGTGGATCTTGGCTACCGTCGCTCGCGCGTGTGTCGAAGCTTCTAGGTCAAGCTGAGCGATTAACTCGGGTGCCGTTCTCATGTTTCTGCCCTCTTTTATGTGTAAACGTTTAGACATATGGGTAAATTTGCGGGATACGTTCAGGAAGCGCTTTCAGGCAAGGGATTTGCTCGATTGGCGAGCGGATGAGCCTCTGGCCCTTCCGTTCTGATTCGTCGCGTCCTAGAAGCTGAACCCGCATTCTTGAACGTGTTCAGAACGCTTCTAGAAGCTTCCTTTGCCTGTCGGCGAACGCGACCCTCGCGGCTATCTGTGCTGGGCTCGGAACGGGCGCTTTGCGCGTGCTCAAGATACCTGCGGCCTTGAGGGCGAGCCTCGATTGGAGGTGGTTGTCGGGGTCAAAAAGTAGGACGCCATCAACGTCGCCATTCTGTTTGACGCGCATTCCCACAGACACTAACTTCCGGCGCACGCTACTCCACTTTCGAGCACTCTTGGCGCTCACATAAACGCCAAGCACGTCCCGTTCGTAGCCATCGCCAACACGCCCATTTTTACCGGACACAATTAGGTCGCCGCACCTATCGCGTACGGTCCTGACTCTATATCGCTTTGCAAATTCTTCGATATTCATACCACCTCTTTTTATTCCGACTCCGACTGCTGCTGAATCCACTCCGACATGCCGTCGGGAGTGGTGACATTCATTCGCGTCTCCACATCGTGTGAGTACTGAATTGTGACTACGAAATGGACTACTCAGTCGTGGTTCCTTCACACCAATGGGTTCGAATTCGCCATTTCCGTAACGGAAGCGGCGGAGACTACTTCCCTTGAAAACAAAAAGGGCCGCAGCAAGTGCAGCCCTGACTCGGGAATTCAATTTTTCGCTGGAGAGTAGTTCTTCAATAGACCGGGTAATCCCGGCTGAGCGCGGTAATGCTTAAGCCCAGTTTTCGGATACACCAATTCCGTCGAAATGCCCGCAACAACGGCCCGGGACGCCTATTCAGTTGGAAACAATTGGTACGTTCTGTTGCCATGGTAAAGCCGCGTGAGCGAACTCCCCCTGGTAAGGTCTTGTGGCAACTCACAATTGATGAGGGGCTGCGCCGCCGATTCAAGGCGCGGTGTGTAGAACAAAACACCACGATGAGTGAGCAAGTAGAGAAGCTGATACAAGCTTGGCTTGCAAAGAAATCTGACAAATCGTAGGAACGACGGGACGCGCAGTGTTCAAGCACTAACGCGCCCCTGACCAAAACTCGAATAGAGGTTCGAGAAATGGCTACCCACAATATAACCCGCGTCGCGATTTACGTCCGCGTTTCGACCAGCAACCAAGGCCAAGATACCGAAGTCCAGGCGCGCGAGTTACGTGAACATGCTTCGCGCCGTGGATGGTCCGTAATCGAAGAATACGCGGACCATGTGTCGGGCGCGAAGGAAAACCGCCCAGCGCTGGACAGATTGATGAAAGACGGTAAGCGCCGCAAATTTGACGTGTTGCTGTGCTGGAAATTAGACCGTGTGGGCCGCAGTCTGAAACATTTGGTCAACTTGCTGGCGGAACTGGAGGCATTCGGGGTTGCGCTCGTTTCTCTCTCTGATAGTTTGGACTTGAGTACGCCACAAGGCCGCTTAATGTTTCAAATAATTGCGGCGATGGCTGAATTTGAACGCAGTCTGATCGTTGAGCGAGTAAAGGCGGGAATGCGAAATGCGCGTGCCAAAGGGCGACGGATAGGGCGTCCCTCCAATATTCCTCTCACTTACGAACTGAAAGCGCAAATTGCCGAAGCGTATCTGCAGAGAGAAGGTAGTCTCAGGACTATAGCGGCTCGATTCGGCACTTCCCTGGGAACAGTGCAGCGCTGTGTTGTCGCTCATCACGTCCACGAAATGCAGCTACCAAGTCACTAAATCGAGTACCTGCCTGGTGGCAATTACTTTCGGCTTCCGGAACGATTAGACCGCCAATAGCGTAAGCAACCCGGTGTACAATCCGCAGAAGTTCCAACCCCCCGAGTTCCCTATGCGAAGTGAGGAACTTCCGTGCTCAAACCTTATTTGCAGTTTGCACCTCGCATCGTCCGATCGCCTACCCCCGCGATATGTGTATTTTTAATAGCCGTGTCGGTGGCTACTTTCCCGTGCTACGCATGGCCGCAAAGCGCGCTCCCGTCCGAAACCATCACCTTGCCCGATCTCCGGCAGCCAGTTGAGATTCTGATCGACCACTGGGGCGTGCCTCACATCTATGCGAAGAACGAAGCCGATCTGTTTTTTGCTCAAGGCTTCAACGCAGCCCGCGACCGGCTCTTCCAAATTGATTTGTGGCGGCGGCGCGGTCTCGGGCAATTATCAGAGGCATTCGGGCCTGCGTTCGTCGAACAGGACAAAGCCACCCGTTTATTTCTTTACCGGGCAGACATGAACAAGGAGTGGGCTATATACGGTCCCGACGCGAAGCAGATTGCTGGACGTTTTGTAGCCGGCGTTAACGCGTATATACACTGGTTAACGCACCATCCAGACCGAATGCCTTGGGAGTTCAAAGAGCTCAACTACGCGCCGGCGAAGTGGAGCATCGATGACGTTGTCCGTATCCGCAGCCATGGTTTGACACGCAATCTCAACAGTGAGGTGGCGAGATCAAGAGTAATGTGTGCCACCGACCTGAAGTCGGATGAATTCCGAATTGGGTTGCAACCGCCATGGCAGCCGCAGGTTCCTCCGGGAATCGATCCGTGCTTGCCGAAAGATATTCTGAAAGTCTTCACGCTGGCGACGCAGCAGGTCCGCCTCACACCTGCGGCACTCAAAGTAACGACGAGCACAGACTCTGCTCCAGCAGTGGAGACGGTTGTTGACGAGCAGCCCACGGAGGATCTTGAAGGCAGCAACAACTGGGTGATTGCGCCCTCGAAATCGGCTACCGGACGCGCCATCATGGCCAATGATCCCCATCGCGCGTATTCCGAGCCGAGCTTGCGCTACATCTCCGACCTCAATGCACCGACGCTACACGTGATAGGTGCCAATGAGCCGGCGCTTCCTGGTGTTTCGCTCGGGCACAACGATTGGATCGCATTCGGCTACACCATCT